GTAATTTAATATTATTAAATATATTTATTACATTATTTTTATCATCAAAAGTTTTAAAATTTATTTTTTCATTTACATGAATACTTAGACTATTTAAATAATCATCATTAATATTTTTATTTAATTGACATATATTACAAAATTTATTTTTATTAATTGTCATATTTTAAATTTTATTCTTTTTGTTATTATTATATTTTCAATTTTTTATACTTTTTTGAAATGAAAAAACAAGTTAAAATATTTATAAATATTTAAAAATACTTAAAAATACTTAAAAATACTTTTAGTTTATTATATATTATGAAATACATAACAAGTATATTTAAAAAAATATTACCAAAAAATACACCAAAGCCAATTGGTAGATGGAAAATAGAAGAGTGTAATACTAAAATAAATAATAAAATAGATTTATCAAATGAAGATCATTGTGGTCCTTGTGGTCAATATGCATTAGAAAAAATAGCATTAAAAAATAATAAAAATACAGATATTTATTTAGAAAAACCAAAATAGAAAAACGTGTAAGATTTAATTACAAAAACACTTACTTTAGATAATTTAGTTAATGAGAATGTTTTGGAACATACCACACAACATTATCATTTTTCTTGCAAGGAATCCATCCATATGGAGTTGATCTTGGTATAGTATGTTCTTTAACACCGTCTTTTATAACAGGCAAGAATTTGTCATTGATGATCTCAAAAACCTCACGTGGAAATTCTTGATAACATCTACGCAAAGGAGGTGGTAACAGTACACCATTTTTTTGGTATGAGACGGTAAATAGCTCCTCTAAGTATAGAGATAGCTCTTCCGGAGTAGCTTCTCTGTAGTCTTGAACAAGGAGTTCACGTGTTGAAAAATTTAGTGTAGTTGGAATAGTAGTAAAGGATAGTTCGAAAGGAGAGGTCATTTTTAATTAATTAGTTAGATTAATAGTTTTTTATATAAACCAATCAGCAAATTATTTTTTCAATTTTTTTTATTTAAAAAAATAAAAATATTAAAATATAAATGTTAAGAAGATTATTAAATTTTTGTTGTAATAGAAATAATAAAACATATTATTCAGTTGCCTTAAAAAAACCAGATGGAATAGAATATAAATGTTATAATAATCAAAATAATAATAGCTATTTTGAAACAAAAGATAATATTAATGAATGGATATTATTAGAATTATCTAAAAATAAATGGAAATATCAATTATTATATAATGATGAAATTCCAGAAATTTATAATTCACTTGAAAATATATCATTTCAATTCTTAAATAAAAAAGGTCATTGTAAAGGTATTTTATTATGGAATGATAAAAAAATAGGCTGGTTAATACATTCCGTACCAAAATTTCCTGATAAAATAGATTTAGAAAATAAATTTAATATTGAAAAAATACATGAAAATCAGTTGATTTATGGTCAATCCTTTATATATATTGAATTAGAAATAGAAGATTTAGAAGATATCTTAAGACAAATAAGTATAATGCAATCAAATATATATTATACAAATTATAGTTATTTTAATAATTACAATGATTATAATAAAAAGAGTAAACAAACAATAAATGATTTATGGTTAGATGATAATATATACCATGTAGCTAAAAATAGTAAATGGAATAAAGATTTATACAATGATTTTTTAACACATTACATAAATTCCAAGATATTATGTGAAAGTTGGATGAAGCCAGGATTAAATTCAACAGAAAATGCAAAAAATATAAAAACATTAAAATGGGATGATAATTTTTATTATAAAACGACACAAGATCATTCAAAATATGCAGTTACCATGGATATAAAAAAGCCATGGATATTTATAGGCGATATTAATAGAATGGAAAGTCAATATAGAAGAGGTGGTGGTGGTTTAATAATTAAAGATAAAAATTTATGGAAAGCATTTAATAGGATAATTATTGATTATAATGAATTAGTGATTAATCCAAATTTTTTATAAGTGTATAATTATATGCAAAATAATATAATTATAATTATTTTTTTATTATGTATAATAATAATCTTAAATTTATTTTGTAATAAGGAAGATTATATAACAATAAATGATAATGAATTTGTAGAATTTTCATATGAATTTTCAGAAACTAGTAAGATACCCAATATAATTTGGACTTTTTGGGATGGTGAATTGATAGATACTGTTAATAAATGCATTGATTCTTGGAAATTTTATAATCCTAATTATCAAATTAATATATTAAATAAATCTAATTATTCTCAATTTATTGATGAAAATATAAATAGTATTAAACATTCACAAGATTCTATCCAAAGATACTCAGATTATATAAGATTAGCTGTATTATCAAAATATGGTGGAATTTGGATAGATGCATCTATAATTTGTCATCATCCTTTTACATGGATACATTCTATACAAAATAAATTAAATGTAGAAATGATTGGATATTACCTAAATGCGTTTACAGAAGAAAAATATAAAAAAATTAGTCCAGTAATAGAAAGTTGGTTTTTTGCATGTATACCTAAATCACAATTTGTAAATGATTGGCGAGATGAATTTTTTTCTAGTAAAAATTTTGATTCAATATCTAATTATTTAAATGATGTATTATATAAAGAAAATATATCTACTCAAAAAATTAAAGCACTTAATTATTTAGCAATACATGTATCTGCACAAAAAATTTTACAGAAAAATTTAAATAAATATGATATTTGTTTATTTTCAGCATCATTTGGACCGTATAAATATTTAGAAGATACAAATTGGAATAATAAAGAATCAGTAAAAAATTTAACTAATAATAAATATAAAGAATATTACAAACATCCTTTTATAAAATTAAGAAAAAGTGAAAGAAAATTTATTAATAATAATATAAATAAAAATAATGCATTTTCACATTTAAAAAATAAAAATAATTGATATAATTATATTAATGGAAAATAGTATAATTATAATAACTATATTAACTATTCTAATAATTATTATAATTTTATATATAAATTATTTTGTTAATAATTTAAATAAAACAAATAATAAAATAGAATCATTTATAAATATAACAATAGATGATAATGAATTAGCAGAATTTTCATATGGATTATCAGAAACTAGTAAAATACCTAATATAATTTGGACTTTTTGGGATGGACAATTAACAGATACTGTTACTAAATGTATTGATTCCTGGAGATTTTATAATCCTACTTATAAAATTTATATATTAAATAAATCTAATTATTCTCAATTTATTAATCAAGATTTTGATTCAACTTTTGATCCAAATATTGATTCTATTAAACATGCAAATGAAAGTTTGCAAAGATATTCAGATTACGTAAGATTGGCCATACTTGCAAAATATGGTGGATTTTGGATAGATGCGTCGATAATTTGTCATCATCCTTTTACATGGATACATGGTGTACAAAATAAATTAGATGTTGAATTTATAGCTTATTATGGGGAAAGATTTACAGAATCAAATTATAAAAAATATAGTCCTATTATTGAAAGTTGGTTTTTTGCATGTATACCAAATTCACAATTTATAAACGACTGGCGAGATGAATTTTTTTCTAGTAAAAAATTTAATTCGATATCTAATTATCTAGAAAATATTTACAAAGATAAAATAAGTCCTCAAAAAATAATTTATTTAGATTATTTAGCAATATATATATCTACACAAAAATTATTACAAAAAAATATTAATAAATATAAATTGTGTTTATTTTCTGATAAATATGGACCATATTCTCAATTATATGATGCAAATTTAGATACAATAAAATCTGTAGATAACTTAATTAATAAAAATACATATAAAAAATATCATAAAAATACTTTTATTAAATTAAGAAGAATGGATAGAATTTTATTTGATAAAAATATTAATAAAAATAATGCTTATTCCCATTTATCTAAAAATAAATAATAAATAATAAATAATAAATAATAAATAATAAATAATAAATAATAAATAATAAGTTATTATATAATATATGACGGAAATAGAAAATAATTTTATAAATAAAGAAGTTGAAAAAATATTAATAAATGAATTAAGAGAAAAAACTAGATATAATATATTTAGTAATAATGATATTAAAAAAATAACAAATAATAACTTGTCGACAATAAATTTATTATTTGAAACTGAAGAAACAATTATTTGTTTTTATATAAATTATACTGATATTAAAAATACTACAACTGAATTAACAATGTTTATAAATTCAGTAAAAGAAATAAATAAATTAGATAAATTAAAAAAAAAATGTTATGGTATATATTTGTCTAAAAATGAACCAATTACTTCTTGTAAATCATTATTTAATAAAGAAAATGCTAATTTAACTAAGAATGGTATTAAATTTATAACATTATATAATATAAATAATGATGCTAATAATTTAAATAATCTAAATAATACAATTAGACGTTTACAATTAAAATTACACATGTTAGGTATATTTTATAGTGAACCAGATGGAACAATTATAATGTCAACTTAATTAATTATATAAAAATAATTTAATAATTTAATAATTTAATAATTTAATAAATTTATTTCCAAGTACCATAATAATTATGACGTGCATAATTACCAAAAAATTGATCTTTTTTATCTTTTAAGATATAAATATTTTGTTTATCATGATATTCGATATATTTATTTGTAACATAATCAGGACCAGTTGTTTTATATATATAAATTTCATAATTAAAATTATTATCTTTAATTTTATCTTCTTGAATATATTTATCAATATTATTATGTATTCCATCAATAATATATTTAATAAAATCATTATTTATACAAGCAGCAAATGCATATTGACCTAATAAAAAATTAATATTAATTTTTTTATTATTACAATATTCATTAAATCTAAAATAATTACAATTTCTATCATCTAAATTTTGATCAACTGGAAATATACAATCATAATGCAATAAATCATCTAATGGTAAAAATCCAAACATATCTAAATCAAAATAAAATCCACCATAATGATAAACAGCAATATATCTAAAAAAATCTATTTTTTGTATTTTATAAGGTAATTTATTATATGTTTTATAATAATCTGGATAATTTTTGTACAAAAATTTTTCAATATCATTGTCAGTAAAAAATATATATTGATAATCTTTGTTATTTTTCATTAAAGATTTAATATCATTATAATATTTACTAGGTATAATATCACTTTTCCACGTTTGAATTATTATTTTAGGTATTTTTTGCATTTTAGATATAGTTGAATTAAAATGTTCATTATTATTTATAAATATTAATATTATTACAATCGTTACTATATATATTATTATTTTATTCATAGAATACTTGCTATATATATTAATTTATAAAATAATTATATTATATATAATATATATAATATATGCCTGATAATTTTGAACATTATGGAGTTTTTGATACTTCTAAAGAAGAAATGGACGTATCAATACATGGTATTGAAAAATGGTTAGTTCATCTTTATGAACATCTTGGATGGATGACATTAGCAGATAAACATGAAAATTACACTAAAGTTATTTCATATATCAATTCTATTAATAAAATAGAAAAAGCAATTGCTAATAGAAAAGAAGCAAGTTTACCTGAAAATAAAAAAGATTTAGAAATACATTTAAATAAAGTTATGCATCTTAGAGAAATTACTGATAAATTATTTGATAAAAAGAAATTAGCAAGAAGTTTATGTGAAAAATGCGATAATAAACCAAAAGAGAATAAAGATGAAGTTGTCACAGTCCAATCAACTACAGGTGATAGTTTATTAGGAGGAGCTAAAAAGAGAAGATCTAAAAAAACTTCTAAAAAAACTTCTAAAAAAGGTTCAAAATCTAAGATGTATGGTGGTGCTAAGAGAAGATCCAAAAAATCTTCCAAGAAAGTTTCAAAGAAAGTTTCTAAAAAATCATCTAAAAAATCTAGTAAAAGATCTAGGAAATAAGTAAGTTTTTAATATTAATATAAATATTTTCAATAATAGAGGGATGTTCTTTAAACATAACATGACCACATTTTAGATTAGAATTAGATGGAATAGAAATAATATCAATATTTTTTTTAAATATATTATAAATAATATCTCGTTGTTTATAAATATTACCAATAATTTTATCATCATTTGCATAAATAATTGTAACATTATTGGCATTAATACATTCTGGCCTTAAATCCTTAAATTTCATTAGTTTTGTTTCTAATTTTATAAATCCACATAATTCATAAAAATCATTTTGTGCTATTTTATCATAATATGTATCTCTTACATATTTAAATCCAATTTCTGGTGTTTTAATTCTTAATTTTAAAATATAATTCAAGATTGGTTTTAATATTACTGAAAAATAACTATTAAAAACAAAATAATCAATTAAATTTTCATTTTTCAATAAAAAAGGAGCACATAATATTATATTGTTAATTTTACATTTAAATTTAAATTGAGAAAGATATAATGCAATTACACAACCTGTTGAAAATCCAATAATATCTATTTCTTCATATATATTCTCTAAAATATGAATTGCTTCTAAATATGTAATAACCCAATCATCTGTTTCTACATCTTGAAAGAAAGATCTACCATTACCATGAGTTCTAGGAATGTAATAATTAATATTATCTTTTTGAAAATATGGTAAAATATTTTCAAAAAGATATGGTATATCTCTATAACCTGATATAAATAAAACACATTTTTTATTAATAATATTTGAATAAAATTTAGGCATAGAAATAGAATATATTTTATAATCTTTTTCCCATTTTAATATTCTAGGAAATAATTTATCTAATCTATTAAAAGTTATATAATTACAATATTTTATATAAGATATTTGAAATATATTTAATATTGTAAAAAAAAATATAGAATAAAAATTATTAATCATATCAATAATAATATATATATATATATTATTATGTCTAATAATTTATATCAAATTCCACCAATACAAACTCCACAAATAATACCAGTATCACAAATTCAACCAGAAATAATAAATAATAAAAACTCTTTATCTCCGTTATCTATAATTATGATTATATTATGTTTTTCATCAATTATTTTATGTGCAATAGGTGGACCAACTCCTGGAATGTTGTCATTTATTTCATTTATGTTGATAATAATATCTGTTGTTCATCTAATCTTGAATTATTTTGGTTGGTAAAAATAATATATATAATTATATATTATATGAATAACTCATTAACAAGTATTAGCAGTAATTTACCATTACTTTCATCTAAAGTTACTAATCAAGATTCTAAAAGACAAAATTTACTTATGTTTTTAGCAAGTTTATGTATTTTATCTATTATTTCTTGTATAATTGGAATTTTAACACAAAATTATATATTTAATTATATGTCAGGATTTTTATTTTTAGGTATAGTAATTTTAATTTATAATTTAATAAATTATAAACTAATTTAATAAATTATAAACTATTAATTATTAAATATTAATTATAAATTATTTTAATTATAAATTAAATATATAATCAATTAATATAAATAATATGAGTTATATGAATACACCATTAAATTTAAATCTAGGAGATACATCTCTACTTCAGCAAAGAACGCCATTTTCTAGTATGGGTTCAAGGGCTATGTCAGGAGCAAGTGGTATAAAAAAATATTTTCACTATACAATGTCATTATTATGTATTTTATCAATATTAATAGTTATAATTACACATTATGGATTCAGTGATAATACAAGGGGTTATTCAGTAGCATGTATTTCTTGTTTGTTTTTACTATCATCTTCAGTTGCAATGAGATATTTGCCAATTTTAAGATAATTTATAAATTAAATAAAATTTTTTTACAATCTTCAAATTTATCAAATATTTCTTGTATTATTATATTATTAAATACAAATAATAGATCATATTTTTTATTAACTTGTAATATTTTACCATATATTACATTATTTACAAGTATATTCCAATTATTATCATAATATTTTTTAATAAAAATATTATTAGTATTAATCGAATATAAATTTATTTTTTTATTAATTAGTTTATTTATATTATTTTTAATATTGTTTTCATAATCTTTTATTATTAAAATATGTGATTCTAATGATTTTTTTATACTATCTTCTAATTTTATTGCCGAATTTTTTATACCTCGATATTCATCGTAATACTTATTTAACTCATTTATTAAATAATCTAAATTATTATTTATTTGATTTAATCTATCAAAATATGGTTTTGAAAACTTATCACATATGCTTGTCATTATACATATTGAAAATTCTACCTTAAATGTTAGATTTGATATAGATTCATCTATTGAATTATGACTAATCATGTATTTTCTATTAGGAATATTTTTGTGCATTGCATATGGTATGTATAATATCACATAATTCTGTTTATTGAAATAAAATGTTTCTAATTCAAATCTCTTCCTACCTACTATACCCGAATTAAGTGATATAAATATACTATAGTATATATTCGAATATTTCATGTCAAATTTTAATTTATCTATCTGTTCTTGATCAATTGTCTTATTGTAATTTTTTACTTCTATTATTATCTTGTTCTTAGAACTTAATTCTACTTGTATATCTCCACTATGTGGAATTTTTGACATGTTCTCTATTTGATAATCCGGAAATTTATCTACTAATATATCGTATACTACATTTTCACCTAATTGACCTTTAGATGTAGTCTTATTTTCTGTAATATTATTTGTATCAACTATAACTTCGTTTTTAACATTCAAATTTGTAACTGATGTTGTTAATGATTTAATATAATGATAATAACCTAAATTAAATATTTCATCTAATACTGATGTTAATATTATAGAATCATTATCTTTTACATTTTTTAAAAAATTATATTTATTTATATCTATTTCGTAATTAATAATCATAAATCTTTTTATTCTACTTAACTAATTAATTATATAATCAACTTTTTAATCAATTTTTAAATAAAAAATTTATTAATTATTAGCAAAATTAATTTTCAAAGATAATATTAATATGAGTGTAAATAAACAAAAATATTTATTGCATGGGCATTTTAATAATCAAATTATTAAAACAATAGATAAAACTCGTAATTATTTATTTAAAAAATACAATGATTATAAGTATACTGGTCATTTTACTTATGGATTTCCACATATAACAATTATATATGGCCCTGTAATTTATTCCAATAAAGAAATTATTATAAATTATAATAATATAAATAAGTTTTATCCAGGATTTTTAGATAAATTTAAAAAGCTACCAAATGATATTAAATTTATTGGAGTAACTGCATTTATTAGTGTAAATAAAATAAGTATTATAGCTGAATTTGAATCTAAACAATTAAACAAAATAAGAAAGTTTTTAATAGATCAAAATCCAGAAATAAAAAGTTATTATGAAGAATTTGATAAAAATAATAATTTTTTAAATAAAGAACTTGAAAAATTATATCCAAATATTTTCATTAAAAATAAAAGCTATAAAACATATAAACGATGGATACATGTAACTCTTTTAGTAACTAAACCAAATTTATCAGAAAATATAATTATAAAAATAATAAAAGATGCTAATAAGTATATTGGAGATAAATTTAATGGAATTTTAAGTTTATTAGAAATTGGTATTAATTTAAATAATACTTTTAAATCAATATTAAATTAATCTTAATAAAATAATTTTATAAATAGAAAACTTAATTAAAAAGTGTAATAAAGTAAAACCGTAAAATTTGGATTATTTAATTTAATAACTGGATCATCTTCAAATCCTAATTTTTTATATAATTTAAAACCATTAGAGTTTACTTCAGAAATAAGAACAATAAATCTAATATTAATAGAAGAGATATAATTAATTAGATTTAACATCATTTGATATCCAAGACCCATTGATCTATATTTTTCTACAATATAAAAATAACTTAAATAATAAATATATCTACCATCTGGTAACTCTTTAGTTTCTCCAATCATATAACCAATAATTTGATTTTTACTATTTAATAAAAACCATCCTAATAATTTATCAGATTTAAGTGTTAATAATATATCATCAATTGAAAAATTAATATCAGGTTGATTTTGTAAATGAAAAAAATTTATAAAAATTATTTTACTTAATCTATCTATATTTTTTAATTGATAAAATTTTTGTAATTTCATAAATATATTAATATTACATATTTATTTTAAATAAAAAAAACTAGATAA